GAGCCGATCTACACAACGAGGCCAACCGTCACGGCATGTTCCAACGTGCCGCGTCCACGCAGGTCCGGTGTAGCACGGTGAATCGCAATCGACGGGTGCGACGATTACAGGATCGGCGCACGCGACAAGCAGGACACTGCACACAACACGTTTCATTTAGATTTTGCGAACAGCTCAGGCGCGAGCACTTCTGTGGCACACCGAATTCGCTCGGCATCGCTGTCACTGGGCACGCGTCCGGCGGCGTTCAGTGCTGCTTCAATTGCGGCGAGCTCGTCACCTGGCATGCAGTCGTCGGAATCAACCCACTCAATAGCGCGTGCCGCGTGAGCGCAAGCGCGAAGCAGTACAGCAAATGCTGCACGTGCCTGCCACGTGGTCGAGTGCGCCGCGCGACATGAGATGTCGTCAGCGAGTTCTTCGAGTCTTCGGTACGCGTAATCGTAGCTCCCGCCGCTCATGGTTTGAGCGTGCCTCAATCAATGTCTATTCGACAACCGGCGCGACCGTGCATCGGCAGTTGATTACATGCTCGGGCGGACCGTCGAAGTGTGCTGGAAACTCGAGCTCGGTGCCGTCAGGCAGCGTGAAGGGCTCACCGATCTTTGCGCGCACGCCGTGCATGGCTTCATGATCGGGTCTCACGCGGTCGTCACGAATCGAGATCCATTCGAGCATCTCGAAGCCTGAGTCGCTGAGCCCGGTCACGATCCCGAAGTTTTCCGCTTGCGCTGTTTCCGTTCTCGCAATCACTTCAGCCCGTGCGCGCGAGAACGTTCCGTGGTCTCGGAGACTCGTGAACAGCCGACGCGCGGTCTCGTCGATTGTTGCGGTTTCGCTTGCCGTGGAAATCACGTGGCGCACGCGATCTGCGAGATCGATTCGGGCTTCATAAAGAAACTCGCGAATCTTCACCTCCTTTGCTGCGAGCATCGTGTCGCGTTTCGTGTCGCGCCGAACCACGCCAATTCGAAATCCTGACGTGAAATCGCGGCGCGCTTCGGTGAAAACTTGAATATTCGCATCTTCAATCAGCTTCCAAATCGAGTCTTCGTCTTCACTCGTAATTGCCTTCCGAATTTTGCTTATGCCTTTCAGCTGCACAGCACGCAAGACTTCACGTCGGATGATACGCGCGAATTCGGCGGACAAGCGAACACGCAGCTCAGTCTCGACGCGTGCTGTTTGCGATCTCAGCTTGCGACGTGTTGATGCGAGCTCGGCGGGCGAAATACGTGGAGGCACAAGCAAACTATTGCACGTTGCACGCGCGTCGTTCTACGCTTTCGTGACGTGGCAGATTTCACGCCGCTCGGACGCACTGGGCTCAAGCAAGCTGCCGGCTCGATTCGCGAAGAGTTTCACCCTCGACTCGCCGGGCGCAAAGCCGCAAAAGTCTACACCGAGATCCGGGATAACGACGCCACAGCGGGCGCGGCGCTGCACGCAATCGATACACTTGTCAGACAAGTGCCGTGGATTTGGTCCGCGTCGGGGCAGGACACGGGTTCTCTCGCAGCTCTCGACTTCGCACGCTCGCTCGAATCAGATCTCTCGCAATCTTGGAGTGATCTCATTTCAGAGATTTTCTCTGAGCTCGTGTTCGGTTGGAGCTACTTCGAGGTTTGCTTGAAGCCGCGAAGCTCGGGCGAATCAGCTTACAATGACGGGCGAATCGGTTTACGTAAAATCGAGATTCGCGCGCAAGAGTCACTTGATCGCTGGCAGCTCGACGACGATGGCGGGATTCGCGGCCTGGTTCAGACGCTCGATCGCGGAACCGTTTTCTTGCCGATCGAAAGGTGCGCGCTGTTTCGCACGCAATCTGCAAAAAACAATCCTGAAGGAAGATCGCTACTGCGCAACGCTTATCGGAGCTGGTATTTGCTTAAGCGCCTTCAGGAGATCGAAGCGATCGGGCATGAGCGGAACCTCGCCGGGCTCCCTGTGCTCGAGGTTCCGCCGGCGATCATGGATCCGAACGCAGCAGGCGTAGAGGCCTCGACACGCACTGAGCTCGAAAAGCTGGTCCAGGAAATTCGCACGGACGAGCGTATGGGTCTCTTGATTCCGTCGGAGCTCGACGCCGACGGCAAGCCTACGGGCTACAGGTTCCGGTTGCTCTCGACAGGCGGGCGGGATCTCACGGCGATTGGTGGCGCGATCGATCGTTACCGTCGAGAGATCGCGGCAACGTTCAACGCGAATTTTCTCACGATTGGTGAAGGCGCAGGAAGCTACGCGCTCGACAAGAACAAAACCTCATTTTTCATTCTCACGCTCTACACGCTTCTCGGTGGCGTGCGCGATACGCTTCAGCGATTCGTGTTCGACCGCGTCTTCGATCTCAATTCGATTCCAATTGCACTGCGTCCAACTCTAAGCCACGGCAAGGTCGCGGCATCGTCGCTCGAAGAGACGGCCACGTATCTTTCGAGCCTCGCCGGTTTCGTGCAACCGCGAGCCGAGCTCGAAGACCAACTTTTGCGTGCGGCAGACTTGCCTGTACCTGAACGTGTGGCCACGAACGAAAGCGACGCCGGTACACCACTTGCGCAGCAGATTGGCGTTGGCGGAACACAGTCGCTGGTCGAAATCGTGCGAAACGTGCACGAGCGCCAGATTCCTGCTGAGAGTGGAATCAAGATGATCGTGGCGCTGTTCGGGCTGCCCGAGGATCAAGCTGCTGCGATCGTCGGCGAAGTGAGTGACGAGGTGAAGCCTAATGCTAACGCCTGATGCAATTGAACGCCGCGACGATTTTCTTACGCGCTACATGACCGACGCTGAGATGCTCGCCGAATATCCCGACGACGATCGGCGCTACGCTATGGCGGTCTCGACGTGGAATCAGCACGCGCACAAGCAAAGTGTCGAGAGCGCGATCACTGAAGCGCGTGACAACCTGCGTCACGGAAGTTACGCCGTGATCACACGTGCGCTCAAATCAACACTGCTCTACTGTCCACGAGTCTTCGTGACGCAAACGTGTTTCTCGCCTGACGAAGTTGTGGCGTTTCGCAAGTATTACGACGCGTCGATTCCTGTTGCGCTTCCCGATTCGATCCCCGCTGAGACCGTCGAGGTGATCGCACTCGGGCGTGGCACGGAACGCGAGTGCCGCGAGCTTCGGCCCGATATCGCAGTGCACTTTCTGCCGCACCCGGCTTCGCTCGCAGGATTGAACGCACAACCGGAGAAGGTCACGAAGCGGCTCGCTGAGATCTTGAAATCGAGTGCAGCAACGAAAGAGTTGCAATCGACACCTAAAGGTGCGCTACAATCTACGCGAGGCGATAGCCTCGGCTCGTTGCAGGTTGCGATCCGCAAAGATTACGAGCCCAAGCAAATCGTGTACGCCGTGGTTTTGGATCCGTATCAGTTCGACGCGCACGGTGACTGGACGCCGCCGAGGCACGTCGAGGACGCCGCACACAAATTTATGCGCGAGTCTCGCGTGATCGGCAGAGGCCATTCGTTGCCTGCTGACGCCTACGTCGTGGAGTCCTGGATCGAGCGATATCCGAGCACCGTCGATTACCAGAAGGCGATCGACGGCAAAGAGCATCGCGCGTTCAAGCTTCCGTTCGGCAACGACACAGTGCATTCGGGCGCCTGGGTTCTCGGAATCAAGCTCGGTGACTTGGAATGGGCTGCGTACCGTGACGGTGAAATCGACGCGCTTTCAATCGGAGCGAATGGATTTCGGACGCCTGCAAGCGAAGCCTCGATGCCGAAGGTCGAATTCGTAGACCTGAGCGGCAGTAGCTAACACAACTTTTCGCGGCAATCTGTCGCGCACAACAACCAACAACTAGGAGGCTCCATGCCGGAGCTCAACGTCCTCACCGACCTTGAGGTCAGTGAAGTGTCACTCGTGCAGCGCGGTGCGAATCAAAAACGCATCGCACTCGTAAAATCGGAGGATCGAATCGTGAAGAACGCAACGCTCAAGAGCGCGCTCGAGACGGCGTGCAAGCTGGAAGACAGCATCAAGCTGGACGGTCCAGACGGCGAGGCCGCGCGCGTTGCGCTGCGCGCTCTCTCTGCCTTCGACAATCCGGAGATCAAGGCACAGGTCACGAAGGCACTCGGTATCGAGACCGCAAAGCCTGACGCGCCGAAGCCGACCGGCGAGATCGCGAAGGCCGATATCGAGAAGACCACGGATCCCGAGATCCGCGCGAAGCTCGAAGCTGTCTTCAAAACACAGGAGACGCAGCGGGTCGCGCTCGAGAAGGCCGAAGCATCGCGTGTCGAGCTTGAGAAGCAGCTCGCCAATGATCGGCGCGCGACCGCGCGCAAGGAGCTCGTCAACAAAAGCGAGCTTGCGCTCGCTCCGGGCACGCCCGACGAGAAGGCAGATCTCATCCTCGCCGTGCGAGACGTGAGTCCTGAGCTTAGTGCGAAGCTCGAAACGATGCTCGCGACGGTCGCGAAGCAGTTGGGCCAGAGCGAGCTGTTCAAGACTCTCGGCGCTCCGGGCAAGCAGTCGGGTGCACGAGACGAGCTCGAGAGGCGCGCGGTTGAGCTGCGTAAGAGCAACACGAGCTGGAGCGCGCAGAAGGCGCGTGTCGAAGTTCTGAAGTCGGATCCGGCGCTCAAGGCCCGCATCCGTGAGGAGGCGTAGTCATGAGTGTTGATCTCGCATCGGGGTCTCTCGTTCTCAGTTTCAAGGCGGGCGCGGATCTCTCCGCGAAGCAATTCATGTTCGTGAAAATGTCGGCGGCCGACACGGTGATCTTGTGTGCCGACGCGACGGACAAGCCGATCGGCGTGCTTCAAAACAAGCCGACGAGTGGTCAGATTGCGAGCGTGCTCGTGATTGGCTGCACGAAGGTCAGCTCTGATGCTGCGCTCACGGTCGGTACGCTGATTGGTACGCAATCTGATGGCCAGGCTGACGCAAAGACGCCGGGCACGGACACGACTGAGTACACGTGCGGCCAGGTGATCGTCGCGTCGGGCGCAGCCGCCGGGCTCGCAACCGCAGTGATCAACTGCGCCAATCTCGGAAGGGCCGCGTAGCCGTTAGGCGCGCGCTACACGGAGGACTAGCAGACAATGCCGCAACCAACTCTCTCTGACGTGCACGTCGATTCCCTACTCACGGACATGAGCGTGAGCTACGTTCAGGACGCGAAGCTGTTCGCAGCTGAGCGAATGTTTCCGGCGATCAACGTCGCGAAGCAGAGCAACAAGTATCGAATTTACACGAAGAACGACTTTCGTCGAAACGAGATGAAGCGTCTCGGACCGGGCGCAGAGTCGTTTGAAGCGGGCTACGGGCTGTCGAGCTCGACCTACTCTTGTGACGTGTGGGCGCTTGGTCATTTCGTTGACGATCAAATCGCCGCGAATTACGACGCGCCGGGCGGCGCCGAGGAAGACGCCGCGATCTTGCTGTCTCAGATGGCGCTGATTAATCGCGAAGTTGAGTTCATGACTGCGTTTTTCACGACCTCGATCTGGGGCACGGATACGACCGTTGGCGATCAATGGAGCAACTCCACGTCTGACCCCAAGTTGGACGTGCAGGGCGCGCAGTCGCGCATGCTCAAGAGCACGGGGCAGTTCCCGAATCGCATGCTCGTCGGTTACGAGGTGCACCAGGCACTTCAGCGCCACCCGCTCGTGCGAGAGCAGTTCAAGTACACGTCGGCCGATTCGATCGACGAAGCGATGCTCGCTCGATTCTTTGGTGTGGATCAGTACGTCGTAGCAGCCGCAAGCTACTCGACGAACAACGAGGGCGAAACCGCGGCAAACGCGTTTATCGCGGGCAAGCATTGCCTTCTGGCGTACGCGGCGGATCGACCGTCGCCGATGCAACCAAGCGCTGGCTACACGTTCCGTTGGGCTGGACTCGCGGGAGCCGGTGACGGTTCGCGAATCCTACGCTTCGAGGTGCCGACGCGACACGGCGTGAAGCTCGAGATTCAGAGCGCCTACGATATGGTGGTCACGGGCTCAGATCTCGGCGAGTTCTTCCCAAGCGTGGTCGCGTAATACGCGACAGAAGGAGGGTGCTCGATGGGCGCCACGAAACGCGAACAGGGTCGCGTGATCTTCGATTCACCGGTACTCGGGAAGACGATCACGCGGACGCTGAAATACGAGATCGGTGCGGCTCCGACGGGATCCGAACAGGACACGGGAATCGATCTCCCGGCGAAGTGCATCGTGCGCGATGTCTTCGTGGACGTGACCACAGCTGAGACGACCGGCGCTACGAAAACGATGGACGTCGGACTACTCGCGAGCGAGTCCGGCGGTGACGCCGACGGCTTTCTCGTGGGGATTTCGTTCGTCGCGGTGGGGCTGAAGAAAGGCACGCTGATTTCGTCGGGCCAAACATTGGGCGCGTTGTTGCGCGTTGATGAGAGCGGCTCGGCGGCACTCGTTCCGGAGCCGCATCTCAGCGACGCGGTGACGGCGAAGTCTATCAGCTTCACGGCAGGATCTGCCGATTGGGTCGAGGCCCGCGGTGCGATCTACGTGGTGATCGAGGAGATCGCTACGCTGTAGGTGACGAGTGACGTGGACCTATACCAACACGCTTGCGACGAATCGGGATCGTGTCAGACACCTGATACGCGATACCGATTCGTCGCGGCAGATCCTCCAGAACGAGGAAATCGATTGGCATCTCACCAATTCCACGAACGTTTGGATCGTCGCGGCTGAATGCTGTGAAGTGATCGCGGCAAAGTTCGGGCGCATGATCGATCGTTCGGCCGTTGGTATTTCCGACTCGCCGCAAAGCACGGCGAAGTTCTGGACCGATCTCGCCGACAAGTACCGACGGCGTGCGAACTCGACGTTGAGCGTATTCGCTGGCGGGCGTAGCGTGCAGGGCAAAGCAGACCTCGCGAACGAAGACGACGCTACGCAACCCGCATTCGCAGTCGGACTCGACGACGCGCCGAACGCCGTCGATCAAAACGCAGGCGAAGGCCGTTACAACGTGGGAGACTGACGCGATGTCGGCCGGAAGCGCGGGAATCCAGATCAACGAAAACGTGACACGCTGGGCGATCGCGTTTGATCGCAAGCTCGCGTCGGATCTCAAGAGCGGCAGCGGCGCACGCAAAGCGCTCGAGGTGATTGCCGGAAACATTCGCAAAGAGATTGCAGACTGGACGAGCCAGACCGAGGGACGTAAGACAGGCGCGCTCTCACGATCGTTTCGACCTCGCGTGAAACTCTCCACGGCGCACGACGGCACAACCGCGGTCTTTGGCGTGTTCTCGGTTCTGCCGTACGCTGGGATCCACGAGACGGGCGGTGTGATTCGTCCGAAGAAAGCCCGAGCGCTTGCGATTCCAGTTACAGCTGAAGCACGACGCGTAGGCTCGCCGAGAGCTTTTCCGCGCAAGCTATTCGTGATCGATCACGGTTCAAAGCCTGCGCTCGCTGAGACCCTCGGTACAAAGCGCAAGCGCCTCAAGGTGCACTACGTGCTGCGCTCGTCCGCCACGATTCGCGCGAAGAAGTATCTCTCGAAGGCGAACACAGCATCTACTGAAACCGTAGTTCGATTGATCGGCCAAGCCGTAGATACGGTGGTGACCTCGACATGACAATCGCGCGACGCCTTATACTCGATCGTATCAAGGTTGCGCTTGAAGGAATCGACGGCACTGGTGTCTACGTGTCCACCGTAGACACCGTGCATCGACACGCGCGAACCTGGAACGAGACGCGTTTTGATGATCGGATTTCGGTGTGTATCGCGCCGAGGCTTGAAACTTATCGCTACCAGCCAGCGAACATGTTGCGCGTCGAGTTTATTGTAGACCTACTCGCGTTCGTCAACGCTGCAACGGACAGCGAGGACGCACGGATCAACGCAATTAACGATCTCCTCGACGACATGATCGCAGCCGTCCACGCGAATCAAACTTGGCGCGGCGCCAGCAACACCGACCAACAAGCGATCGCTACTTCGATCGTCGAAGCCGAGACAGACGAAGCCGACTTCGAAGGCCAAGAGACAATTCGGTTGTCGATTAAAGTGATCTACGATCGCACGATTGGAGTGACAGCATGAGCGTTCGACTGCTCCAGACTGTTGTGCTCTCGCCCGAGGAACTTACACTTCCCGCGGGATCCATAATCACCGATCCAAAGCTCGTCGCACGATTGTCGCGTGAGAGTGTAGAATCGTGCGACGCGCCGGACTCGCTAAGCGGCGATTCGCTAAGCGACGACGCGTCAGAGGAGAACTAACCAATGCCCGCCGCAACTCCTTACGTTCTAGGCCGCACTCAACGCTTCTGGCTCGCTGTCGAGTCAACCTTTGGGACCTACGTCTATCCGGCCGCGCAAACGACCACGAATCGTGAGATCCGTGTGCCGCGTTCGGTGCTCGGTACGAAGATCCAGCGCGACATCCGAAGCGACGCGCGAAGCACACGATCGCGACTCGAACACGTCACGGGCAAGACCACGAATCAGTGTGAAATCGAAGCCTACTTGCTCGGCTCGGGCACGGCGGGCACGCCTCCAAATATTCACGCGATCCTGCTCGCAGCGATGGGCGGAACCACCGGGTACACAAACACACCTGCAACCTCGGACGTGTACGCGCTTGGTGATTTGCAGGGTGCGTTGCCGTCACTCTCGTTCGCGCGACACTTCGGTGACGGCGCGCTCGCTGGCGTGTACCAGGATCAAGGTGCGGGTTGGTTGATCAATGAGCTACGCATTTCGGCGAGCGGCGGTGAGCAGCCGAAAATCGTGGCGAGCGGCCCGTTTAAGACGCACAAGCACGCAGGTTACTCGACGGTCGCGAGCAACACAGCAACTACAGTCACGGTGCAGACCGCCGACGCTAACAACTTCGAGCTCGGCGACGTGCTCGAGATCGACGGCGACGACGGTACGGACGATCTCGGCTATTACGTGAGCGTGAAAGCCGGTGCTGTGCTCACGCTCGTGAACGTGTCTGGCGGCGGGCCTCCGTCTTTTGGCACGCTCACGGGCGATCCTGTACGTCCACACTTGCCTTCAGGTTCGACGACTGGATCTCCGATCTCCGGCAACCTTGGGTCGCTGTCACTCACGCCGTCAGGTGGATCCGCTTACGCCGGTGGAGCTCTGCCGATCACGGCGTTCGAGCTCACGCTCAACAACAATCTAAAGGTGATCGACGACGAGCTGTTCGCAGCGGAAATCAGTGACGCGATTCCCGGACACCGAGAGCTCACTGGATCGATGAGCTTCCGGTGTCGCCGAGACTTATTGGTTATCCTTGGCCAGCGAAAGGCGCTCACGGCACACGATATCGTGGCAACCTTCGGATCGGTTGCGGGCTCGCGCTGCCTCGTAACGGTGAAGGCTGAGCTTGATTTCTCGGACATGGATGTACCCGAAGTCGGCGACACGGATGCAGCCGAGGCTGTCGTTTCGGTGCCGTTCCGTGGTCTTGCCACAAGTGCAGCGAACGAACTAACGCTCAGCTACACATGATCACGATTCGCAGCTCAGAGCTCGACCATCCTGAAGGCGTTTGGTTCGCGCCTGACCTCGACGACAATCGAGAGCGCCCTGAGCCGGAGCGTGCAGCCGTGCTGCTCGTGCCGATGTCTGCGCGCGAGTTTCAAGCCCATCAGCAATCGCAAGTTCTCGTGACCAAGAAACGCATGAAGGACGTAGGCGCATACGTCGAGCGTCGCGAGTTCGCGGTCAAGTTAAAGTGCCTCGACGCTCGCGTGAAGGACGTGCGCAACTGGTTCGTAGAGGACAAGAGCGGCAAGCGTGAGCTGAAGACGTGGGCTGAATTGCGGGATGCGCTGCTAGGTTCCGCCGACGCCGTGCACCTTGCCGTGATCAACGAAATCTTCGGTGCGCTCGTCGAGCATTCGGCGCTTGAAGACGGCGCTTTGCGGGAATCAGTCTAGCGGCACGCTTCGCAGCCAGCGGTGACCGCTCGTGGGATTGGAGCTGCGAGGAGTGCAAGGGCGACGTGTCCGGTAACGATCTCCGTGAGGCTCGCAATTGCACCGGCAAGGGATCCGGCGACACGCTTCACTTCGCGTTTGCGCCTGATCTTCGACGCTGCCCGTGGTCCGTGATCTCCGAATCGACGTGGATTTGGCTGCGTGCTTACGGTGCGTGGAAGACACTCAGCGCGACACCCGAGATCGGCGATACAGGATCGCAGCCGCTAGCGTGGTTCCAAGCGATCACCGAAATTACCAACACGATCGCGAAGCAGCAAGAAACCGAAACGCGAAAGCTCCAAGCACAGAGTGCTAAACTGGAGGCCCATGGCAGACGCACGTGAAATCGGAATCACGCTTCGTGTCGTCACCGCGAGCGCAAAAACCGCCGTCGGTAAATTCGTCGCTGATTCCAAGCGCCAGTTCTCGGCGCTACGCGTGGGGCTCGCGAGCGCGTTCAGCGGCCTCGACAAGATCAAGGACTACTTCACACCGCTTAATCAGATGTTCGAGATGTTCAACAAAATCAGTCGTGCTGCTAGCGCGGTCGCGCAAACAGTCGGCAAGTGGGTTGACGCTGCGAGCGGACAAGAGCGCGTCGAGATTCGTCTAGCAGCTGCACTGCGCGAACGTGGAGTCTACAGCGACAAGCTGAACGACTCGCTCAAGCGCCAGGCGGCGCTAATGCAGAGCGCGTTCGGCCTTGGGGACGACGCAATTGTGCAGATCCAAGGAACGCTCTTAGCGATGGGCGTCGCCAGTGACAAGATCGAATCAGCAGTGCGCGCGACTGTCGGGTTCGCACAAGTGACAGGTGATTTGGGATCGGCTGCGTCAGTGGTTGCGAAGGTCTACCAAGGTAAAATTAGCGTGCTGCAGCGCTACGGCGTGCAGGTGCACTCGACGGCTGAAGCGATTGCGTTTCTCGCAGGCAAGTTTCAGCTCGCCGAAGCGCAGGCAGACACGCTCGACACGAAGCTCAAGAGCCTCGGCCAAACGTGGGGCGATATCGACGAAGAACTCGGGCGCGTGTTCACGCAGAGCGCAGCGGCCAAAGATGGAATCGACGCGCTCATCACAACGACTGAAGGCCTAGGCCTCACGATCGCTTGGGTGCGCGATAGTTTTGGTGGATTCGACGGTGTGTTGAAACTTGCTGTGGGTACGCTCAGCACAATCCTTCCACCAATCAAGGGTGCAGCCGGTGCGTTTGCGGAACTGTACGGCGCAATGTTTCCAGATCTCGACGCGGCCGAGGCGAAGCGCAAAGCAGCCGAGCAGGATTTCAAGCGCGGCATTCAAGAGCGAAGCGCGCTTCTCGGACGCTTTGACAGCTCAAGCAGGGCGACAGGTGACGGATTTGCGGGTCTCGAAGCGCGCCTCGGCGCATTCGATCGGAGCTTGCATCGGACATCGCAGAACACAATCGAACGAATCAAAACCACACACGCGTCGAAACTTGCTGACGAGGCTTCGACAGCAGCGATACACCGTCACGCCGAAGCGCTGCGCATGATGGCCGATGCGGCCGAGGAGTCTCGCAGACGTGCAGCTACAGCAACGCTTGCGCCTGATAGCGTCGCTGTCGCAGCAGATCCCACCGGGCTCGGCGGAGAGCTGATTCGCCAGCGTGAGATTGAAGGGCTCACGCAACACTACGAAAACTTGGCTGCGTTGCGCGCAGAGTACGACGCAGTCATATTGGCGCAAGATGCGGTATCGAGCGAAGCGCGGTTCGCACTCGAGCTCGACGCGTACGATACGCAACAAGCAAAACTTGTCGCAAAGACCGACGCTACAAAGGCACACAGCAAGCAAACCGTCGATTTCCTTGCGAGCAACTTTTCTTCATTGTTTATTGGCGCGCTCAAAGGTGGAGAGTCGTTCATCAATGTTCTCGATCAAATCGCTAGTCAAATGTTGGCAATGGGCGCGCTGCAAATCTTCAAGACGATTTTGAATCTCGCGACCGGCGGTGTAGGAGGTGAAATCTTCAACACGATTGGATCACTGTTGTTCGCCTCACATGGTGGCCGCGTACCCCACGATCTCCAACCACGTCGCTTTGCTGGCGGCGGATTCGCTGTGCCGAATACCGGATCTGATCGTGACGTGTTTCCAGCGCTGTTGCGACGTGGCGAGTACGTGCAAACACCGGAAGAGCGTGCGTCGCAAGGAGCGCAACAGATCGTGGTGAACGTCGCGACGCCGATCAACACGCTCGCGATTCCTGATCGAACGACGGTTGCAAAACAGTTTGCAGCGCACGTTGTTCCCGTGCTCGATCAAATTCGGGCCTCGGGCAAGGTGACGCAATTCTCGCGTGCTGTGAGGAGTCGCTAGCGTGGCGCTCTCTTCACTCGCAATCAGCGCAGCACAGCTTGCGGCGCAGGCTCGCGGAGCACCGTGCTTCGTAGGTGCGAATGTGCTCCGCGGCTCGACAGCAGCGTGGCATATCGGGGATCGATTCTCGGGCACGCAACTCGACTACCAAGATCTCGCGACGCACCAGACAAACTTCGCGATGAATCAATTTCCACATGTCGGGTCTCGATGCCTGAGCGGTTACGCCGCGAGCTATTACTTCTACGCAACGCTTACAGCTGAAGCTGAAATTGACACGCTCGCGATCAATCTGCTGTACGCGCAACAAGTCCCGACGATCACGCTGTTCGTCGCCGACAACGCGACGATGACCGGGCGCGCGACTGTCGGATCGGTCACAGCTGTGCCGTCTCAATCGCGTGGTTTGTTACTCGCGGGCACACGGTATTCGGGCGTGACGCACGTGCAAGTGCAGCTAGACGTCACGCCAAGTAACGTCTCGCCAATCGTGGGCGAGATATTCGTCGGGCGCAGGCGGCAGCTTTCACGAAAGTTCTCCGCAGGCTTCGACGACTATCCGTTTGGGGCCGATATTGCAGACTTCGAACCACGCTCGCGAGAGAAGACACGTTACGCGCTCGCAGAAGGCTACAGCGATTTCGCGGGATCGTATCCACTCGGCGCCGAGCACGAAACGCTAAACGACGAGATAGAGATTCGTAGTGCGTTCACTGCCGCGAATTACGGCACGTCGCTTGTGTGTTTCGTGCTCGACCCTTCGACGGCGACAGCGGCGTTCCCGCATCGCTATCATCTTGGCTATTGCAGCGACTCGTTGATCACACCGCAAGCGCACGGCGCGCACGGTCGCGAATGGAGCTTCAACTTCCGTGAGGTTCCTCCATTCTACGCGCACGCGGCGGGATACGCACGATGACACTAAGCCCCACGCAGAATTGGATTGATGCGTTCTCGGTCGCCGATTGCGCACCGATCGTGCTCGTCGAGGTGAACGTCAACCGTCGGCTGTTTGTCAGCGTGGATGACTTCTCGATTGCGTCAAGCAACGAGATTCAGATCACCGTCAACGCGACGGTCTACACGTTTATTGCGGGCACGTCGTTTGTGATTGGCGGTTCGAACGAATCGATGGCGACAAACGCCGCGAACGCGATCAACATCCACACAAGCAATTTATTCTCCGCGTGGGCGACTGGCGCCGTAATCGAAATCGTGGTCGCGAAACAGAGTGTCGGTGTGGATCTCGCGGCAACTGCGACTACAGGTGCGAGTGTCGCGGTCACGGGATCGTCAATGGCCGTACGCCCCGGATCGGCGCCGACAAGCTACAAATTCGTTTCGGGCTCGCGACCGTTCCTCAACGGCTCGAGTGTGTATCCCAATTCAATCGATCGCGTGGGCACGATCGGCGCGTCGATTGATCCAGTCTCGCGGAGCTATTCGGCGGGCGCGTTCGATATCACGTGGTTTGATGACGGGCGCCTTCGGGATCTCGTGCTCAAGTATCCACTACGCGGCAATAGCGTGAGCGTGTACCTCGGCACGTTGGAGTTGTCAGAGGCCAACTTCCTCAAGCTCACGACTCTGTACGTCAAGGATGTGACGCCCGTGCGCGGCGAGCGTAAGCTTCGCATGGAGCTCGAAGATGTAATGTGGACGATTGGTTCGCGGACGTGGAAAGGCGAAGTGATCTGCTTGCATCCACTTGAGGTGATCGCACATGTGCTCAGTCAAGTGCGCGCAGTCGCGGGCACTGATTATGATGCCACGACATTGACGCCACTATCAGCCTCGCCCGCAACTGCGCATCACGTGCTGTCGCGTATGACGAGCGCCGAACCTCCAAGACCAGAGATTGATAACGCTGTCACCTCACCGATAGAAGTGCGCAGCCTTATCTCTGAGCTCTGTGTGCTAACCGGCGGAAGCTGGTACCCCAATGCTAACGGGTTGTACGGGCATCGCGCCTACGACGACACGACAGCGATCGCACGAACACTCGCGGCTGGCGCGCTCACAGGCCACGACTGTGAGCTTCTCGAAACGCCATCGACCGTTGAGAATACGATCAACGTCGTTACGATTACGTACGGTCACAACAAAACTCTTGGACCGATAGCTTTTGTTCTTGCCGACGACACCTCGATCAATCAATTCGGCGAACACCCCTACGATATCGAGACACGATGGCTCGCAGGGATTGGGACGCTGGCGCTGTTCGAAACACTTTCAACCTACGCGACTGTCGCAGGCACAGTGCACGGAATTGCGGGCTGTGGTGGGTTGACGACAGGACCCGCGGGGCCGATCGGCCCGACGGTCAATCAAGCCGCAGGCTATCAGCTCTCGACCTCGCGCCGTGCAATTCTGCATCTGTTCACGTTCTACGCGTCAAACATTGTGCAAGAGTACGTCGCTTGCCACGAGGCGCGAGCACGCGACACGATTAACGACACTTGGGACACGCCGTTTGACAACGCGCGGTACAACGTCGCAGCGCTGCGCAAAACGAGCGCGCATCTTCAGGCCCTCGACGCGCCCGTGCGCTACTATTTCGATTCGAACTACAACGAAGATGGATTTACAGCGGGACGTGAAGGCTTTGGCACAAGTATACAATCAATGATCGGCCCGCCTGGGTTCTTCTCTTACGCGCTCGACGCAACGATTCCGTGGGAGATCGCGAAACGCATCCTACGCCGATTCAAATACGGCTGCCCGCGTGTTGTTGTACGTTGTTCGTTGCGCCACGTAGATCTTGAAATTGGTGATTTCGTCGCACTCTCAGGTGATGACACGATGCTTCGCTGGCGGCACGATGGTGCTGAGGCGACAACAAAATGGGAAATTACACGTCGAGATATTGAGCTGATTGGATCCACGCCACACGTCGAGATCGAGCTCGCATTCGCGAAAGACTCGTGGGTGCCCGCGCTCTCGGTCGCGCCGACACCAGGTCTCGGACATCTCCCTTCAGGCCCGAGCTCTGAAGAATTGATTACCGATAACGCGCTCGTGGACGTGTATATTGACTCAGACGGAGACGGGCTCGCTGACACTGGCGTGACGAGGATCTAAGCAGTGGTAGTTCACTCAACACTCACAGGCGCAGATCTCCACCCGCCAGCGGGCGCGTACACTGCGGGCGCGCTTACGCTCACGGACAATCAACCGAACGCGATGCTTTGGCGTGAGCCGTCAGCGTCGCGTGTCATCCTTCGATACACGACCACGACGAGCGCTCACAGCTGGACCTTCGGAAACACAACCGACGCACCTGACGTGACCTTCGCTGGGCTCACGTCTTCAGAGTTCAATCTCGACTCGAGCCACATTCTGCTTTGCGACGGCAACACAATTCCGGCCGTTGACGCGGGACTCTGGATCCAGCGCACGGCTTCACTGTTCCACGGAATCGTCTGGGACGAAAGCGCCGACGAATGGGTCGCCGCGTCGGTCACAGCAGAACCGTGGGGCACGTCCGATCTCACGCTCATTGCGCTTCCATTCCGCTGTGCAGGTGCGTTCGCTAACTCGTTGACTCTCGCCGAGCAGGGCAGTGACGTGGCCACAGGCGCGAATGTTGGCGCGCTCTACACAAAGGATGACGCAGGAACCACACACTTATTCTACCGCGCGAACTCAAACGGCACGGTCTATCAGCTCACGCCGCCAGGTACCGCGATAGACCACGGCGGTCTCACAGGTCTCGGCGACGACGACCACACACAATACGCGCTACTTGCTGGACGCGCTGGCGGTCAAACATTGATCGGCGGCACAGCAGCAGGAAACGATCTCTCCTTCGAGACCACGTCGCACGCTACAAAGGGTACGTTTATCTGGACGGGTGCGTGCGACTGGAGCGTCGGCGGCGGCGTCGGAAGCGCGGCGCAAGTGCTCACGTCGAATGGCGCGGGCGCGGCTCCTACGTGGCAGGCTGTTGCTGGCGGCGGAGGCACGCTCGACGCAGCTTATGACTACGGTGGCGCTGGCGCGGGGCGCACGATCACAGCGGACACCGGCGCCGTACTTATCACTGACGCGACGGCTGCGCGCACTGCGTATCTGCTACATATCGACAATGGCGCGGCCACATTCACAGGCACGCCTCACGGGATCTTGGTTGATTTCGTAAGCGCCACGCAAATCTCGAACGCTGGCAACGTGTACGGCGCGCGCTTCGAGGGCAAGTCGAACGATGGTGCGGGTATGACTGTCGGCATCTCACTTGATAGTGGCTGGGATATCGGAATCGAAATTGCGTCGGCTAATCACGCGATCAAGCTCGCTGACGGCGCTGTACTTGGATCCGTCACCGGGTTGACAGCAGTTACAGGCACGCTCGCAATTCTCACTGGAACATTTGCCGGGACCTACGCACCAAGCAACGGCAGCGTGCACATTGGCGACGACCTCGGCAACGCGAGCGCCACATCGCAAGGCACTGGTTGCGTTGTTATCGGTTCGCAGGGGGCCTACGCGCGGAACGCCGCGGACTACGCGATCGCGATCGGCTACTCCGCGAACGCGGCTTCGAGCTCAATCGCAATTGGCCACGTCGCCACAGCCTCAGCGACGGAGTCGATTGCAATCGGAAACAGCACTCCGACGGCCGCGGGCGCACGAAGCATCGCGTTCGGTCGTGGCGCGAACGTTGGAAGCTCAGGCACCGAATCGATCGGTATCGGCTACGGCGTTTCGACGAACAACGCCAACTGCGTCGTGTTGGGTCGCGGTGCGACTTCAACCGCGGCGAATCAATTCGTGCTTGGCTCTAACGGTTACGAGACGAGCCAGGTATTCTTCGGCGAGGGTGTTGTTGCTGCAACAGTACCGACTTCAATCTCAATCAATCCAACTGGAGCCAGCGGCACTGATATAGCGGGCGGCTGTACGTTCTACCTCAACGGTGCGCGTGGCACTGGAACCGGTGTCGGTGGTGATCTCGTATTTCAAACCGCACCTCCCGGCGGAACAGGAAGCACTCCAGGTACGCTTACTGAGCGACTGCGAATTGACGATAACGGCATTGTGACTTTCTCATCTACGGCGAGTGTTCGTCACAATGGGCTGACGCTTGAGCTGAATGCTGATGCTGATGCTGGTACGGCGGAAACAGTATCACTGGGTCTGTCGTCCGGTGATGGCGCAACGACTCTGCACAAACATGCTTGGCGTGTCGTCTCGACGAACTCGTCCGTGCTGAATTATGTGCATACCGAGAATGGTGCTGTTTCGGCCTCGACAAATTTGCGCTTGGGTGATGCGTCATCGACGGCGACACAGACGTGTAATATTTATCTGCACTCGTCGAACGGCACGAATAGGTACGTGCTGTTCGCGCTGAATTCGTCAAATTCGTTCACAGTATCTTCAGATCCAGTAACAGCGGCTGGATTGAAATTCTTTCTCGCGTCTGGCGCTGCGACTGGAGACGTTCTTCTTGGTTTCGACGGCGACGTGACAGACACGTATCTCGGGATCGACGATTCGGACGCTGACGCGTTTCTGATCGGCACTGGGACTACAGTCGGGTCCAACGTGGTTGCACGTATAGCGACTGGCGCAAGTGATCGTGGGGCACTTACTTGGAATTTGCCGGATAATTTTACAACAGCGTACGTGCTGCGTGAGAGCGCAAATACGTACTTCTCGATCAACACGACGAATAGCAGCGAGCTTGTGGCTTTGGGCGTCTCCGGTGTAGGCACCACGACCGTGCAGGGCCTGGCAGTAATTGTGAACGCAGTTGGCGGAGCCCTCAATCTCGGTAGCGTGAACACGACCAAACTGTCGCTAATCGTACCGGACAACACGACCTCTGCTTTCGTGCTGACAGAAGGTGCCAACGAATATATCGAGCTCAAGACAACCAACACGGCCGAACGGCTGACGCTCGGCTTCAATCAGCAAATCGTGCTCGATGAAGCCGGCGACTGGATCTCGTTCAATTCGCTCGTCGGCGCGGCGATCGACCAAACGCTTTACTGCAAGACCGCGTCACTCAACACAGCAAGCACGAGTCCTGCGATGCTTGCGTCTCTTGCGACAGCCAGCAACACGAGCGGTTGGGCTGAAGCGCGAGTTGCGTGCAGACAATCGACGGACTCGGCCGCATACGTGATTCGCGTGAAGTGGGAGAACGCTGCGGGTACAGTCACGCTTGGAACGGTCGCGACAGATTGGAGCGATGAGGATGCAAGCATTTCGGGCAATGCAGTGACGTTTGTCGCGAGCGGCGCCAACGTGACGGTACAAGTGACGCCCGCAAACGCGACTTCAATGAATTGGGTTGCGAGCTTTGACTTGCAAGGAGTGGTGTAAATGGCGACGAAACAGGTGAACGCGATTAGCCTAACGATTCGTTTCGAGGTTCCGATCGTGTACCCACTATCAGTGGCAGCGGCGATCGAATGGGAGGCGTCGGGCCTCAGCGAGATGGGTGGTCGGCACGCGTCATTGAGCGGATCGATTCCGAGCGGCTCGGTAACGATCGCGCAAATCATCAGCGCGTTGAAGGCACAGCTACAGGCGCAGCTTGAAAACGAAGGCTCGGGCAATCACACTGTTGTGGATCGTGCGTAAAGGAGACGAATCAATGAGAACCTTGTTTGTCTGTCTAGCTTTCTCGCTGTGGCCTGCACTTGCGGTCGCCGCACTCCCGGGCTTACCTGTCGATCTCGGCGCACCGCAAAACTACGCGCGCGCCGGTCAGTGCACGGCGGGTCACGAGGTCTACGTTGCCACGCCAGGAACGAGCTACGTGCGCACGTCTACAGCGATCTCAGCAGACAACTGGAATCGTCCAATGCTCGTGCCGTTCGGTTCGCTCGTCAGTCTCACGTGCGACGCTGACGTGATCGCGTGTTGGGTGCAGGCTGAAGCGACAATCACTTCGACAACCGGCGTGCTCACCGACGCGGGATCTACGAGCGGCGAGACTGTCGGGATTGGCGGGTGCTTCAAGATTGAAGCCGGGAGCTATCGCGATCAAACACTCTGGCGTTCGGCGTCGATGCCGAGCACCGACTACGGTAACGCACACCGACAGCTCTCGACGCGTGACATCTCGTGCGATTCGACTGACGCAGAGACTTCAGCCGCAATCGACGGCTACCCGTGCGATGCAGCGTCAGACTGTTACTACACAGCGACGACGTGCACGAGCGCGAACGGTACGCCCGCTGGAAACTTCCTTGCGCTTCGCCCGGCAGCTGCGAGCGCGACTTCGTGTTGGTTCTGCCTGGAGCGCTAATGAGACGCGTGTCTACAGCACTTGCAATCGCCTGTGTGACGGTCTTCGGGCTCGTGCAATTACCGGCATACTTTGAAGATCAACTTGCGCTTGCGTCGAATTCGCGTCTACGCGGTCACTCCTCACTTCCTAGTGCCCGTGGGGGCAGCGCTCAAAGCCATCGATCTGATGCGAGCGCGTCTGACACCGGGCCTCCCGATACCGGCATCAACATCTTCGAGAGCTTCACGTGGGACTATTCTTGGAGCGGTCATCAGGCCGCCATGGCACAGTGGATCTCGAGTTCACCCGACGGAGGTGTCACGCTCGCCGGTGTGGATGCGTCGGTGCCTGCCTCGATCGATCAATCAACAGCGGGCCTGACTGTGTCTGGCGGAATCGGCGAACACCGTGAAAACAAGGCCGTGGCCTACGGTGCCGGGACGGCGGGCTTCGTGAACGCGAGCTCTCTCACGTGGAGCAATGGAGACGACTGGCACGCGCGATTCCTGGTCAGCATGGCGGGAGTCACAAGCGGCAGTTACTTGCTCGAGTGCGCCGTTGGGTCCACCGATTTTGCGCGGATCCAGATCACCGGAAGCACGTCGAAGACGGTGAATATTTACGTGCGTGACGATAACGACGGGACAAATTTCAACAAGAGCTCGGGCGTCTTCGCGAGCTCGGCCGGTTGGCAACTGATCGACCTGAGCTACTGTCACGATTGCGGTGCGGGTGGCTTTTCAGAAGCGAAGGTCTACGTCAACGGTGACGACCTGTCTCCAGCAGTGCATACCGCCGCGATCTCGTTTACTGGCGCGTGTGCTCTCGCCACATACGGACTCGGCGTCGGCTCCACCCGTTCTGGCACGTCGGCGTATACTGGTACCAGTCGCGTATTGTTCGTTGGCGTGCGATTCGGTGCGGCGATGTCACTGGCGCAACACCAGGCGGACGCCGTGAGCGTGGGGCTGTAGCTGAAATCGAATGGTTTATTCGAGCACACAACTCTCGACGGACGAGATCGCGGCTGAAGCGAGCGGCGAGCACTTGATCCTCGCGCACAACGTCATTCGTGACGCTTCAATGCGCGAGTGGCACGCTGTAGATCTCACGCTTGGCGTGCCGCTCGACGTGACTGATGCTGCGTATCCACAGCGTCACACCTACGACGGCAAGCGATCCACGATTTCACGCCCCACAGACGAGACTACCAGTGTCTACTGGTTGTATTATCAGTGGACCGCCGGCGTCACGATCGACACGATTTATATTTCACTCGGTGGCTGCGCCGCATCGCTAAGCGTGGTCGTAGAGATTGCGGACGACTTCAATCCGAGCACGAACCGAATCGCGATCTACTCGCAATCAACTGCGCTGTCCGGCGCAACAATCCTTGCGCTCGACCTCGACAACGACGCCGGAGGGCCGAGCAGTTTGCATCAACGATTCTCGAACGTGCAGGCCCTGCGTATCACCCTCACAAACACCGACGGATCGAACACGATTCCACAAGTGCGCCAAGTGTTCGCCGGCCGACGTCGCCAACTAAACGGTCGCGCGAGTATGCCGTGGGACGAAAAACCGTTTCGCTCGCATGTCGCCGAGACCGCAGGTAGCGGACGTCAGCTCGGAAGCTGGATCGAGCAAACGGGACTGCGCGTATTCGATGGATCGTATCTGGCGGTCACTGGTTCGACGCGCTACCAGACGCTTGATGACGCGGTGACGATTCGCGCAATCGCGAGCGACTCGAAGCTCGGAACGCGCGCCGTGGTCTTTGTTGAGAATCCAGCAACTGCGCGCAACGCCGGATCACACGTCGCCTATCTCGGATTCTTCGACGCGGGTCTTGCGGCGCCGACGCACGGTCCATTCACGCGACGTGTTTCACTTGATTTTATCGAGCAGCCGCCAGGCCTCGAGCAAGATCCACCAACAGGAATCGTTGGCGATACGTTCGAGTTCGACGGCTTCAACGAGTACTTATCAGTGGCACACGTGAGCGGGCAGCTCTTGTCTGGTGCGTTTACCGCGGCCTTCTGGACGTACACAACAGAAACCAACGCCAACGACCAGTTCGTCTCGAAAGAGAATGTGAGCGATCGCGGTTTCGCTATTAAACATGCGGCGTCATTTTGGGACCGGCTGCGCGTGCATATCGCAACGAGCGCATCCGACCAAGGAACCTACGGCGCGTGGAACGGCATACTTGCAAATCTAGTGTGGCAGCACTTCGTCGTCGTGTTCGATGGATCTCTGAGCGGCAACGCGAATCGTCTGAAGGTGTTCCTCAATGGCGTGCTGCTTACCGCGGACGCGTACGTGGGTACGATTCCGGCGACGCTCTATCCTAGTGTCGCGCCAATTCGGTTTGGAGCTGGCGCTGGTGGTATAGGGGCACTAGACGGCAAGCTGCACAACGCAGCCGTGTTTAACGCCGCGCTCTCTGCCGCACAAGTTGCTGCGGTCTACAACTACCGGTCCAACGACTTGCGAGATCTCTCGTTCAGCGGATCGTTGATCTGCTATCCCGGACTGATTGATCCAGAAACCGCGTTTCCAACAATCACGGATTACGCCGGGCTCAGCTCAGGTATAGCCGTGGATATGGAAGCGGCAGACATCACCGAGGATCGACCGTGACTGCAAGCTTGCGTCGCATTCGTGGATTCGCGCACACTGAGCCCGTGAATCACGTCGTCCGCGTCTTTCGCCTGACAAGGAAAAGCGACAGTGCGTGACGATGAATCCAACGCGGTCGCGCTCGCTGAGATTCGGATGCGGCTCCAAAGCATCGACGAAAAACTCACGGCGTTAGGCGAAGACAAACGAGAGCTCTCGGCGCGACTCGACGGTGTAGACTCTGAAGTGCACGGTCTAAAACTTGAGCTCGCGCGCTTGAAAACGATTGGAATTTTCGCGGGACTCGGCGCCGTCGGTGGAGGCGGAGCTCTCGGCGCAATTTTGAAGCTACTCGCTGGCGGGTAGCTAGGAGAAGAACAGTGCAGTTGATCAAACTTGAACCCCGAAAACAAAGCGTCGTACTCGCGATCCTTTCGCTCGTCGCGCTTGCCGCGCACATCGGCACGTCTCTCGTGTCAGGCTCAGCGATTGACTGGGGCACGACCGTCGTCGCTGCTGGTACTGCTCTAGCGGTTCTTGCTCGCGGCTCGCAGGCGCCGGGAGCGTGACAGTGCGAGCTCTACCGCAAACCGAATCGCTGACGCTCTCCGAGCTTTGGAAACGCATCACGCGACTCGAAGCTCAACACGCAAAGATCGTTGCGCGACTCGGCGACATGTCCGAAGTGCTCGACGAGCTCGGCGATCGCGAAGACGCAAGCGACAGCACGCAAGGCGTTGACGACGATCTGCTCGCAGTTCTCGATCCACAACCTCGGCGAAAACGCCGACGTTCAAGCGGCTGATTTACAGCTTGGAGGCTCATGACACGCGCTGAGATTCTGATGTTTCTCCGCACCAAAGCCGACGCGCTTGGTCTTCGCGATTGGACCATCGAGCTCTCAGACATGCCAGCGGACCCGGAACACGAAGCCGATATCGACTTCGACGAACACAAACGAACGGCTGTCTTGCGTGTCTGTTCGGGCTTCAGCGATTTAACGCTAACAGAGCAGCGCGGACTGCTTGTGCACGAACTTGCGCATCTGGTTCTTGATCCGATCGACGCTGTGATCGATCAAGCGTGCGAAGCTATGCGAAGCGCCGAAGCTCGGAAGATGCTTCGCACAGCTTACGACGCAGCAAACGAGCGTGTCGCGTGGGCCTTGGCGCGTGCGGTTGTGGGGATCTGATGGCAAAACCAGCACGATCCAAGGCACCCACAACCAAAACACGTCGTTGCGCGCGCTGCCGCAAAGACTTGCCGGTGTCAGATTTTCGCCCTGACACAAACAACACTGTGTCAGGACTGAAATCGTGGTGCCGCGTATGCTTCGCCGAAGACAATAAACTACGCCGTGCAAAACGTCGAGCAGCGCGGCTCGTGTTGAGCGTTGAACAGTTGCAGCAGAACGACTCCACAGCGCGGCTCTTGAAGCTCACGCGCCAAGGACCGATTACAGTTGAGACTGCATGTAATGCGCTTGATCTATCGCCGAACCGAGTGCGTTTCTTAATCACGCAACTTCGGCGCTCTGGCGTACAAGTTGACGTCGAGCACGATCATATCGGCGTGCAGCTGGAAACGTGCGTCGAAAAGGTGCAGGCGATCAAGGTCGCGCCAACAACTTCAGGGCGCGCAAGGATCGCAGTTATCAGTGACACGCATCTTGGATCCAAGTACTGCTTGCGTGCACAGCTCGCCGAATTCATACACTACGCCTACGCTCAAGGCGTGCGCGAAGTGCTGCACGCGGGTGACGTGATCGACGGCGACTATGCGCATGCGCGTTTCGAGATGTCACACGTTGGCCTCGAGGATCAACTTCGAGATCTGCACGAGACTTTGCCGCAGCTGCCAGGGCTCACCTATCACGCGATCGCGGGCAATCATGATTTCACGTTCACGGAGCGGAGCGGGATCAATACAGGCCGATCAATCTCCCGTTACTTTCGCGATCACGGACGCGACGATTTCACCAGTTACGGCGATCGCAGCGCGTTCGTGCGCATTCACGGCGCGCTCGTGCATCTCTGGCACCCTCGAGCAGGTGGAGCCTACGCGCGAAGCTATCACCTTCAGAAACGCGTGGAGGCTTACGCTGGCGGCGAGAAACCGCAGATCCTTCTTGCCGGGCATTGGCACATGTTCTGTCACGTCTTTGAGCGCGGCATTCACGCGATTGCGTGCCCGACGTTCCAGGGTGGAGGATCCGCATTCTCGAAATCGCTTGGCGGCTCGCCCGCAATCGGCGGTTTGATTCTATCGTGGGAGCTGACACGAGACAGCACCATGCGCGCCTTCTCGATTGAGTCGCGCAATTACTTCGAGCGCGAGGGCGTCGCAGCCGTTGCTACACGTTAGCCTTGCGCAGAAGGTTTAGCGTGATGATCAGCAGCTTCGCACGTTCAGGCGCACCTGCGCACGCGCACACCAACTGAATTGCGTCACTACGGCAAACGTCGATCATGTGTTCGTGTAACACAAACGCGTGGCGGCTTGCGCAATATGGACACGTGTAAATTCCACCGCCGTCTTCCCGCCACGCGTAAAGACACAGCTCTGCACCGAGGCGTCTGACAACAATCCCACGAATGCGCTCGAACTTACGCGCGAGCTCGCGTGTTAGTAGTGCGGTCACTTCACACGCTGCGTCTGCGGCCTTCACTCCACCGCCTCATCGATCCACTCACCGACGGTTTTGTCTT